GTTTTATAGAAGGTTTTATACGGACTTTGTATTCCGATACTTTTACATTTGAAAATTCGGAATTTGTTTCATCACTGTTCAGAGAATTCGATTCTTGAGCATATGCGGGAGATGCATATCCTGGAGAAGCATATCCTGGAGATGCATATCCTGGAGAAGCATATGCGGGAGAATCAGTCATTGACTGATATGGTGGACTATAATTGTCAGGTTGATACACAGGAGAGGCGGGTTGAAATAGTGGCGAATCTATATTCTCTGAAATATTCTGTTGGATTTCCTTTGATGACAATTCCGAATCCGATTTGGGAGGTTCCTTGAAATGATTTGTATGTGTATATTCTTTATGAATCATTTGTATGATTTTTTCAGGAGTCATATCAGAGATTTGTGTCAATTTCGTGATATTATCCGAATACATCATATTGGACATCTGGTCAATATTATCCTCCGTTATTACACGCATCTGTATATTAATCGTCTGTAGTTCCTGCACAAGTAATTTCAGAGAATATGGAATACAAATAACACTGAAACTCCGGCCGAATTGTGTCACGTGCGAAATATGCGTATCTTGACCATCCACCGAACCTACGTATTGGATCGGACCGTCAATTGCCGGCGACATGAAGAGATTCTTGGATGGATTATATATCGCCACCAACCCCGATTGATTACACACCGCCATATAATATTTATCCCCCCGTTCCATCATGGATTCGCGCAAGAAATCCGACATCCCGTGTGCCAATACACCATCACGCTCCATTTCACCAATACGCAATCCACCGTCATTCGCTCTGCCTCCTACAGGCTGTCGTGTTAAGGCCGTTCGGGGACCCAGTGCACGGAAATTGACCTTGTCTTTCACCATATGCTTCAATCGCATATAATATGTAGGACCCATGAATATCTCCGCCTCAATCTGTTTACCCGTCATACCATCATATAGGACTTCATTCCCACTGGAATGGAACCCTTCGCCCACCAACATTTCCCCGAATACGCCGATTTTGGACCCGCGATTATTGAAGGCCGTGCAATCGGCGAATCCGCCGTATAATGCCGCCGTTTTACCCGTGATACATTCGACCAATTGACCAATGGTCATACGTGTAGGTATGGCGTGGGGATTCACGATAATATCGGGACGTATTCCGTCGGCAGTAAATGGCATATTGGCTTCGGGAATGATGAGTCCAACAGTACCTTTTTGACCATTCCTCGATGCCATCTTGTCGCCCAAATTGGGAATACGTTCCTCGCGAATCCGGACTTTGGCGATTCTCTGACCTTGTTCGCCCTCCGTTATAAATGTTTTGTCGACCGTTCCTAATTGCCCTTTTTTCGGCACTTTCGATACATCGCGGCGTTTGTTTGCGCCGGTGGATGCCTCGGATAATCCAATAATGGCCATCTTGTCATTCACTTCCGTGTTTTCACGTATGATTCCATATGTATCCAAATGGCTGTAGTCGATTCCCGGTTTGGTATCCACCACCATATCATCGCGTTCGATATTGGTAAACAGAATTTCACTGTTGGACACTCCCCCCACCATCGATTTTTCTTCGTGCGCCTCATAGGTGGTATAATACGTGGTTCGAAACAGCCCGCGACGTAATGCCCCCTCGTTGATTAATACCGCGTCTTCCACATTATAACCCGTGAATATCATAATGGCCACAATCGCATTCTCGCCATATGGATTTTCGTTGTTGCAAATATGTTCGTAATATCGGGTCTTGGCCAATGGTGTTTGACCATAATTCAGGATGACCGACATCTTGTCCATTCTTACGTGGAAATTCGTGTGATACATTGAAATCGCCTGTTTGCTCTGACCACAGGAGAAATTATTACGTGTTGCCGGATTGTTTTCGGGGAAAGTGATTAAATTGCACATCATTCCAAACATGAAAGATTCGTGTATTTCCAAATGGGTATATTTGTCGGACGAAATCTTTCCCACATTCAAACCGCCCATTCCCGACAATTCATCGGTGTTCAATGCAATGAGTGTATCCTCGGTTTCATTGGGGTCAATATAGTCCAATACGGCGGAATCTTCGAGAAACCGGTCATATTGTGCCGGATTCGACCCCCCACCTTCCGGAATCTGGTACAATTCCGACAATTCATATATAAGACCCGCATCGCGATGAAATCGCGCCTCTGACGATTTCTCGTTGAATCCCGTAATTAATTGTTCCCACGTGAAATTCCCCGATTTCAAAATGTCCAACAGGCGTTTCTCTTGGAACCCGAATTTCCCCAATGCATCGTTCTTGTAGAAAATGGGACGGGTTACTCGCCCCGCATCCGTAAACATATTTATGACGTTGTATTTTTTATCAAATGATACACTGGTATGAATCGGCAATAACGCATTCCGACGATACAATTTGATTTTCGCAATGGATTCCACCGGGTTCGATAATGCACCTACCAAAGCACCATTCACAAATACCCGTGTAAGACCCGCCAAAGCATCCGGTGTGCAGTCACACAGGGGTTTCATTGATATTTTCTGACGGCACCATTCCACTAATCCCTCGCGAGGATATCCTTTGGTAATATAGGTGGAAATCGACAGGTGTTTGTGCATACCAATATTACCGCCATCGGGAGTATCTATCGGATCGAAAAACCCCCATTGCGAATTGTTCAATAAACGCGGCTCCACCACTTTCAAATCGGAATCCATCGAAAGCACCGTCTTTCGCAAATTGTTCATTGCCGAATTAAAAGACAGACGATTCAAATCTTGGACGACACCTATACGACGTGTATGTTCCGCCGCACCCCAATTTCCCTTGAAAGCACGACGAAATCCGTCGTTTACGGATCGTTCTCTGAACACTTCCTTGAAATTGGCATTTATGAGGTCAAACAGATTATCTTCGTACATGGATTGATTGTAATACAATATCTGTTCAAATCCCAATTGGATTTTCCGGTGTTGGATTTTGAAATATTCGCGGAACAATCCCGATAATAATACACCGTCGGTCTCAATACGCTTGTATTGGAAATTATCGCGCTTCGTCGGTTCTTCGATTCCCATATGAACCAGCAACATCCGGAATGCCATGTGTCCTAAATAATAACCCTTTTCCAAGAAATTGGTTTCGCCGATATGGGGTAGGAAATAATCGGCGAGGATTTCCAATGTGTATGTGACGGTCTTCCATTTCGTAAATGTGGCGATATATTTCAGAGCCAGAGATTGGGTCATGATTGACCCCGCGTCATACACGGATGGTACAAAGAGTGGCAACATGGATTTGTATTTTTCCAAATCTAATAAACACATTTTTATGATGGACTTGTCAGAGATGATGCCTAATGCGCGAAATACGATAAATAGCGGAATCGGTTTTCGAACGTTGGGGATAGAGACGACAATGTTCATAAATTTGTATTTGGAAGAAGGCGCGACCAATTTGACCGAGAGTGTTCGGACCGGTTTCGAAATGTTTTCAGAGACGGACCGGATTTCCGCGGACCACAGATATTTATCATCCGACGATTTACGGATATACATCATATTGTTGCCGAAATTTTCCTGTGGGATAATCACTTTCTCTTTTCCGTCAATAATGAAATATCCGCCGATATCATTGCGACATTCGCCCATTATATGAAGCGTTTCGGGGGCTAACCCATTCAAAATACAAAAGTCGGATTGCAACATGATGGGGAATTTTCCTAAATATATTTTGGTCAATTCGATGACACGCTTCTGAACATTGGGTTGAATCAGAGATTTTTCGGTCAATTCGCGTAGAAAAGACGTTTCTGCGGGCGTCAAATTCGCACCACGACCACGGGCTTTCGTGGACGTTCGTTTCCCCTTGGTCGTTTTGGGAGGCGGTTTCACACGTGATTCCCCTGGGCCTGCGCCCCCTACCCCTACCCCTACCCCTACCTTCGAATTATCCTGTAGGACATCCCCGCCCGCCCCTCCTCCTGCCCCTCCTCCTGCCCCGCCCTCCATACCTTCCTCGTTGTCGTCGTCGTCGTCCGATTCCACCTCGTCGTCAGGTTTCTCCTCGATTTTCTCCAATCCAACCACACGTGGTGCTTCGCCCGCCTCTAAGGTATCAATGATTTCCACTTCAACGTCATAATGAATGGTCATACCATACGTCATATTACGAAGACGGGCTTCATTGGGAAACATATAGTGAGAGCGATTATCGTCATATATGACCGGTTTTCCAAAATACACACGAGTACCGTCGCGTCCGCCCAAATACAAGAGACATTCCGATTTGAATTCGTCCGTTTTTTTATCATATTTCGCGGTGATTCGTATTGGGTTTAGATCGCGGAATATCTGGAAAATCCCGTTTTTGAAAAAGTCATTGTATGAATCGATATGATGTTTGGCTAAAATTTTCGGATTATCTCTGAAATATGTATTTATAATCTTCCAAATGGTGGGGTTATCTATTCCAATATTCATGGTTTGATTGTGATATATGTTTATATTATCCATTTATATTTTTAGTTTTAGCATTGTATTTTTATATGTGTCCAATATATAATTTGGTAATGGGAGACCTTGATTATCTTTTTGGACCGATTAGTCATAAATACTGTATTTGGTTTTACATTTTGTCGGTGGTTGGATTCGTGTATTTTGCAGCATTTTTGATAGTTGGATTATATATTGGATTTACGAAACCAGTAAAGGGATTCAAATATTACATCTCTTTGATAATGGGTTCGTCTATATTTTTCTTTTTTTATTTCCAGAATCGATTGTTGTATACTATGTGTAATAATTCGATTTAGGGCGTGGGGTGGGGTGGGGAGGGTCTTGTGTCATTTGTCCCACAGTATTATTCTGTAGGACAAATCTTGGGTCTTTGGTTGGGTGGTGTGGTGTGGGATGGGGGCGTCCGGAGGTATTATGCGTTTTGTACAAATTATCCTTTTTTACGCATAATGTAAATTGTCTTTCTCTGAAACATTATGGATATTTTGTATTACAGTAATTATTGCGCGCATTCCAAAAAGGTGATTCAGTTTGTCGCAAAAGAAGGTTTAGGCGAAAAAATCAATTGTATTTGTATCGACAAACGGACGCGGGATTCCTCTACTGGTCAAACAGTGATTATTTTGGAATCGGGCAAGATGGTCCCCATACCGCCGAATGTGCATAGTGTTCCCGCATTGTTGCTTGTGAATCGAAATTACAATGCCATTTTCGGCGATGAAATTGTGAAATATTATCAACCGTTGGTTTCACAGGGACATCAAACGGCGACGGCGGAGGGTGGCGGCGAACCATCTGGATTCGTGTTGGGAATCGGTGGAACGGCATCGTCGAATATCATGTCGGAACAGTATACCTTGTATAATATGTCATCGGACGATTTGAGTGCCAAAGGTCGGGGGGGCAATCGGCCATTGTATAATTATGTCCCGGCGAGTCAGGACGTGTTGATGATTCAGACACCGCCGGATACGTATCGCCCGGATAAATTGACGGAAGGAACGACCATTGACGTTTTGCAACAGAAACGCAATGAAGAAATTAAACAACAAGCCGCGCCGAACCAATATAATCCGAGATTGTCTTGAACGGGGAATACCAAAAAAAAATTTTTCCCACCCCGCCCCCCCCGACCAACCATCGAAAATAAACCTTTAGGACAAAACGACTTAAATATATGAATATATTATTTTCAATATATTCATACATACATAATGGCGGATAAATCGACTCTTTTAAAAGCATTTAATACTCTTTTCTTCGAGTTTTTAGATGATATCATTTCCATTGTCCAAGATGATGGCGATATTAAGGCGGCGAAAACCGCATTTGAACTATTTAGGAAAGGAAATCCGACCATTATTATCAAAGTTTGGTATACATATGTGTGTGTCCCATATGCCAAACTTATTGCAGCGGGAAATTTAGACTTTTTCATAGATAAAGATTATAGTTCGGATTTGAATCTATTGTCGAATGCGGGTGATGTTATGAAAACCATCGACAAGATACGCGAACCAATCCGGAATATGACGGAAGTGAATCGGAAACATTCGCTGGATTATATTCAGAAATTATCCATGTTGGCGAAAGGATATAGTAGTTGAGGTGGAGATGTGTTTGAGATGTTTGGTCAAAATCAAATCAAATCGTTAGAAGGGTTGAAATATAAAAATAATTATTATATATAATTATTTTAAACCATGAGTAATATTGTCGTCAATCCAAATACAGCTACAAATAACCCGAGAATTGATTTTACAAATAGTAATTTCACGGGAAATATTGGTCTTTCTTCCAATAGTGGTACTAATTTTGAATTGGGAACACAGTCGGGAAATATTCGACTTTTGACTGCAGGAACGGAAAGGATGCGTCTTTTGAATAATGGGAATGTTGGTATAGGGACCAGTACACCTGCATATTTGTTGGATGTGAATGGAACATTCCAAGTTGCAAACTCGAACATAGACCAAAATCCGGTTGCCTTTTTTAAAGGAATCGCAGGAACAAATAACCAAAAAATGAGTATTTTCCTTGGAAATTCATTAACTACAAATGCAGTCATGTATTATAATGGAAACACAAATATTGGTGGTATTGGCATATATGGTACTACTGCTTATATAAATTTAAGTTTAACTGGAGTTTATATTGGAGGACAAGGTTTATCGAATTCTTCATATAAGTTATATGTGGATGGGGCAACATATATAAATGGGAATGTAGGTATAGGGATTTTATCAATTAAATCAGGTTATAGAGCAGATGTAGGAAATGCATCAACTTCTAATTTCGTTCAATATGAAATACCTAATACTGGAACGCATTATTTTTGGGATAATGTTGAAATATCAAATGATCTTCAGGTAAGTGGAAATGTAACTGCAAATGGTAGTATATCATGTAAAGCTGTAATATGTAATAATATAGGTAATTCTGTTGCAGTTGGAGTTGGAGCAGGTCAAACATCACAAGGAACACAAGCAGTTGCGGTTGGTTTAAACGCAGGCAATTCAAGTCAAGGTGGCAATGCAGTTGCAGTTGGAGCTGGAGCAGGTCAAATAAGTCAAGGATTAAGAACAACTGCAGTTGGTTTTCTGACAGGATATAACACTCAAGGAACAGAAGCAACTGCAGTTGGTTATAATGCTGGTACTTTAAATCAAGCAGCTTATGCAACTGCAGTTGGAGCTGGAGCAGGTCAAACATCACAAGGAACATACGCAGTTGCAGTTGGTTATGTGGCAGGTTATTCAAGTCAATTAAGTAATGCAGTTGCAGTTGGAAATGGAGCTGGTCAAACATCACAAGGAACACAAGCAGTTGCGGTTGGTTATGCTGCAGGTCAAACCAATCAAACAATTAATGCAGTTGCAATCGGCACATCTGCTGGTGGTAGTAATCAACGTGGAAATACAGTTGCAATTGGTTTTCAGACTGGTTTTAATTGGCAAGCTGAAGGATCAACTGCAGTTGGTGTTAGGGCCGGTTATACTGGTCAAGGAATAAATTCGGTTGCAGTTGGTAGTTCGGCCGGTTATTCAAGTCAAGGAACAAATTCGGTTGCGGTTGGTACTTCGGCCGGTTTTACTGGACAAGGAACAGAAGCAGTTGCTATTGGCGCTTCAGCCGGTTTTACTGGACAAGCAAATAGTAGTGTTGCAGTTGGTTATTTAGCCGGTTATTCAAGACAATTAGTAAGATGTGTTGCAATTGGAGATAGTGCAGGTCTAACCAATCAAGGCGGTCCAGGTGGTGGATATTCAGTTGCGGTTGGTTATGCTGCTGGTCAAACAACTCAAGGTGATAATGCTGTATGCATTGGAACATTGGCAGGTAATTATCTTCAAGGTTCGTCTACCGTAGCAGTTGGAAATAGAGCAGGATATAACACTCAAGGTGGCAATGCAGTTGCTATTGGTAATTCTGCAGGCAATTCAAATCAATTAGGTAATGCAGTTGCAGTTGGTGTAAATGCGGGTAATTCAAGTCAAGGTGGCAATGCAGTTGCCCTTGGTAATGCTGCAGGTCAAACAACTCAAGGAACAAATGCAGTTGCCATTGGCAATGCTCCTGGTCAAACATCACAAGGTGGTAATGCAGTTGCCATTGGCAATGCTGCAGGTCAAACATCACAAGGACAAAGTTCAATTGCAGTCGGTTTATATGCAGGTTTTACTGGTCAAACAGAATATGCAGTTGCAATAGGAAGAGAGTCTGGAAGTAATCAACAAAAATCATCTGCGGTTGCAGTTGGTTATGCAGCTGGTTATAATAATCAATCACAATACGCGGTTGCAGTTGGTGTTAATTCAGGTAAAATAAGTCAAGGACAAAGTGCAGTTGCAATCGGTGATAGCGCAGGCAATTCAAATCAAGGAATACAAACGGTTGCCGTTGGTCTAAATGCAGGTCAAACTACACAAGGAACAAGTGCGGTTGCAGTTGGTCAAGCTGCAGGTCAAACAAGTCAAGGTCAATATGCAGTTGCGGTTGGTACTGCTGCAGGTGCAGGCAGTCAAGGAGTAAATTCTGTTGCCGTTGGTTCTGGTTGTGGTCAAACAAGTCAAACAACAAATGCGGTTGCAATTGGTTATCAAGCTGGTCAAAATTATCAAAAAACAATGTGTGTTGCAATTGGTTATCAAGCTGGTCAAAATAGTCAAAATTTGGGCGCAATTGCCATTGGACAATCGGCAGGTAAAGGTAGTACAGGAGCAGACATTCAAGGTCAAAATGCAGTTGCGATTGGTAATGTATCTGGTCAAACAAGTCAAGGAGTAAGTGCAGTTGCTATCGGTGATAATACTGGAAAATCATCTCAAGGAGCAAGTGCAGTTGCTCTCGGTGTGGTTGCAGGTCAAACAAATCAAGGAACAAGTTCAGTTGCCGTAGGACCATACGCAGGTCAAAATTATCAAGGAACAGAATCAGTTGCGATTGGTTTTGCTGCAGGTCAAGGTGTAGATGCATCAAATTGTCAAGGTAATAGTTCAGTTGCAATTGGTAATCAGGCAGGTCGATATGCTCAATCCTATAATGCACTTGCGATTGGTAATCAGGCTGGTTTAACTGGTCAAAAAGAACACACGGTTGCGATTGGTTATGTTGCAGGTCAAATTCAACAAGGTGGTTATTCGACTGCAGTCGGTACAGAGTGTGCTCAAAATAATCAAGCAGGGTTTTCGGTTGCAGTTGGTTATACAGCTGCTCGAAATAATCAGGGAACGGCTTCAACTGCAATCGGTCCGGGTGCGGCTCGAACAAATCAAGGTACTTATGCAGTTGCAGTTGGTAATTCGGCTGGTGAATTTTACCAAAAAGATAATTGTGTTGCAATTGGAAGAGAAGCTGGAATAAGTTATCAAGGAACTTCGGTTGGTGGTGCAGTTTCAGTTGGTTCTTACGCTGGACAAACTGGTCAATCTGATTATTCGGTTGCGGTTGGTTATGCTGCGGGTCAAATAAGACAAAAAGAGAATTGTGTTGCGGTCGGAAGAGAATCTGGTCAAAATAATCAACAACTTGGTGCTATTGCGGTTGGTTATGGAGCGGGTCAAACAACTCAAGGCGCATATGCAGTTGCAATTGCTTGGGCTGCAGGTCAAACAACTCAAGGAACAAATGCGGTTGCCGTTGGTTTGGGTGCAGGTCAAACTACACAAGGAACAAGTGCAGTTGCTGTTGGTAATTCTGCAGGTACTACGTCTCAAGGAGCACAAGCAGTTGCTATTGGTTATTATGCTGGTAATTCAAATCAAGCAGCAAGTGCAACTGCAGTTGGTCAAAATGCAGGCAATACAAATCAAGGTGCAACTTCTTGTGCATTTGGCATTAATGCAGGTGGTAACGGTCAAGGTGTAGATGCAATTGCAATAGGTTCAGCAGCTGGAGTTTATTATCAACGTAGGGGTGCAATTGCCATTGGTGCGAATGCAGGTGTTGGAAATTCTGGAAATACAAAGCCCCAACTTGGTAATGCGATTGCCATTGGTACATATGCAGGTTATGGGAATACAAGTAGTCAAGGTGGAAACTCGATTGCCATTGGTTCTTTTGCAGGTTATGAGAGTCAAGTAGGAAATTCTATTTGTATTAATGCAACTGGTTTTGCACTCAATCCATCACAAGTAGGTTGTTATATTGCTCCTATACGAGGAAATATTGCTCCTGTACCTACTGGTTTTAAAGCATTATATTATAATCCTACAACTGGTGAATTGTTATATTCTCCACTATAATACATATTATCAAACAAATACATTCGTTTTTATAATTATAATTTATATATAATACTATTATATAGAATGTCTGCTGTTTTACCTACTCCCGTTGTCATGACCGTTTATTACAATATTACTTCTTTTTGTTATGAAGTTACAAGAGTCGACCTTTTTAAAAGTGCCGATTTGTATGTTAGTTTGATGGACGATAATAACACTTTGCAAAAACGTGTATTCTACAAATTAGAAGGAACCGAATATTCTGGTTGGGGCGGCGATGACCAGTATATTATTAATCTGATTATCGAAAAAATTCCAGGCTGGATAAATCCATCACCTACACCCCCTACTCCTACTCCTACTCCCAGTCCTACAGATTCAATCGGCACAAACGTATAAAATTTCACATCATTTAGGAAAAAAATATTATTATATACATAATATTTTTCAAACACACCCACACACCCACATCTCCTACCTTTACATTTTCAAATAATGAATCACCTCTTTGACCTCCAGTCCCAACACATATGTCTCCACCACATTCCGTTTCACAATCACCTTTGAGACACCACCACCACCTCCTCCCTCCCCTATCGCCAAACTCGGCAAATATATCTGGTGATGCAACCGCCAAATATGCGGCATGTATTTTTTAGGAACACACCCTTCCGCCACTGTTTTCCGGACATACCGATCCACATATGATTGATGAACACACCGAACAAATTCCGCAAACTGCATATAAAACGCATCAAAAATGTATTGATACCACGGGAAATATGAGAGGAACTGGTTCACATAATCCGCGCCATTCCTCAACAGTGTCAAATAGTGATATTGCAGATTGGGATGATTGCCGCGCACTCGGAGTGCCTCCAAATATCCCGGATTGTCCACACGACAACGTTCGCCAGTCGCAATATTGGTTACCATTACTCCCGCAAACGTATAATCACCTGTAGGACAACCACCCGCCCCCGCCACCCATCCATACAACTCGTCGTATCCACAAAATTCGAAACGTTTAGGAAAACGGACCGGTGATTCCGAAAATACTCCCCAAGATTCATACACAGTTGGAGAAATGTATTCGATCGCACGACCACACTCCAATTTGCGATAAACGCTTACTAAATACAATGCCGGTGCATTGACCCATCCAATAATATGATTCAAGGGATGCTGTAGGACAAAACTATAGACCAGATCTTTATCGAATTGTGTCAAAAAGGGTATTTCATTCAAATTCGTTTCTACTTGCTCTCCCACCCTCACTCCTTCTCCCACCCTCACTTCCACTCCTTCTCCAACTCCCACTGTAGTCATACACGGAACACCACACGCCTCCAAAAACATTTGCCGGAAAGTCAATTGGGCACTGCTCATTCCAATGGATGGATATTGTGTTCTCAAAAACCAGTAGTTTCCTCCTACTGCACCTTTCGTCGCAATCTCCCACAATTCGGTTTCATGGTCAAAAAACAGATTTATCATTGTTCCTTCAATTACCTGTGAGACATACAACCCATCCTTCCCTTCCCCCCCTTCCCCCCCTTCGAGTCCTACAGGATATTTCTGTTTAAAATCCGCAAATTCGAGGCCTTTGGGAACACCCATTGACAAAATACGACCATTACGACAAATGACCGAACGGTACTGCTCAATACCACTGTAGGACATTTCGACAGAGTCTGCATCCACGGTTTTAGGATTCGGATTTATTAAATTCAATACTTCGTATTCAAGACCTTTTGTTCCCGTGGTTTTGGAAACATAGGTTTTCTTGATAATACGTGTTTTATCATAGTCATCCGTATCGACGACAAGTATAGTATTGGATTGGTCACACATTGTTTATAAGACGAACTAATATATATACATTACAATCTTTATATTGTTTATTTTTATCATAAAATCCACAGACCCCCCTCTCCCATCCCACATCCCCCCCTCTCCCACATCCCGAATGGGTCGCCAGGGTGGGCGTCGGGACGTCGGTTTGTCCTACAGTGGATTTTTATGGGGGGTCCCCGAAAAACAACATGATATAAACCTGTAGGACAATCATTTAGAGCGTTTTTGTATTTGTATAATATAATAATATAAATTAATGTCAGAGAAAGAAGACGAGAAAGAGCCAGAACAACAAATAGATGAAATAGATGAACCCGAACCGGAGGAAACAGAGAAAACGGACCCACAAGAACATCAAACCCCCCCTCTGAAATCTCGACGAAAAATAGAACTCCGTTTAGGAGATATTATTGAGATTCACGCCCCGGGGAATCAAGACGTGGACCAAAAGACCTATTTCATTTCCTATATCGATCATTCGAAAGTCAATCTCATCAACGTTTCCGACGCCAAACCACACACTCTATATGTATCCGATTCCAATCATAAATTCACCGATGAATCCATCCAACAGATTCGCATATTAAGTCGCAGTAATGAACCCGGATTTGCCCGTCAAAACGGACTCCTCCCCAAAACCTGGGTGGATATTCATTTCGGCGGAGAAATTCCCGCAACTATTACCGGCGAAATCACGAATTTGGATGAAGACCAGATTGAAATCACCACTTTCCCCGATTTAGAAGTCCTATATATTGATTTCGAATACAAGGGGATTCCCGAAGACATTCCCATCCGGCAAATCGTCATTCGCAAGAAACCGTCGGCTCTGAAAGGTCTCGCCTCCATCAAATCCCTCCAAGGACAAGACGAAGACGACCTCGAAAAGACATTGGAAAACGCCGAATCCGACAAGGCATCTATCGAGTTTTCCCAAGACGGCGAATCCACCGTGTATATCCCTGAAGACGCCCAGCCAGACGAAAATATCCGCAAAAACCTACATCGATTATACACCGAACATCCACCCGTCATTTTCGGAGAAGTCGAAATCATTGAACATTTAGTCGAAATCCCCGAAGAACATCAGAGATATGGTTTGGAAATACAAATCAATTCTCTGACAGATGGACTTCTCGCGAAAATACCCAACCAAGAACGAACATATCAAGTCCAATCCGCGGTTCATAATAAAATCGAACGGTTCAAACAACTACGTGAACAATATTCACTGTTTGACAAAAACGGCGATATTCGCGACTACCGTTCCATCCCGTCATTCCATAAACCCCTGTTGGACGGCATAGAGAATCTTCGGAGTATCCCCAAATGGATTTCCCCGGTTGCAACCGCCTCCAAAAAATTCTATGATATGGATGGATATGCAGATGAAACCGACGTTCAATTATACGAAATCGCAGAAGATGTCAAAGAACAAATCGCCATTCAGGATACGGCGTATTACAAGAATTCGTCAAAACCCGAAGAATTGAAATACGAAAATATGCATCGCCAAATCAATCCGTTTATGACACCCTTTGAGACACCCCGACGATTACAAAATGTTCTCATAAATGCACCCGTTCAATCGAATATTGAGGCCATTTTGGAAAACGAACCTGGATTCAAATCTTCTTCATGGGGCTATAATGAGAGTAGTATTTCTTCTGCAAAATATGTGATTCAGAGATACAATTTGGGAATGCCGAATATCAAACAGACCATTAGTCAAACGGGCCGAAAATCCTATATGAGAGACCAAATGACCCCCTCTGACCCAATTGCCATCAAATCATTTGTAATGTATCCCCGACCTGTCATACAGTATACTTCCATTCAAACCCCGCAAACCATGTTGTTGAAACGATGTAATTTGCATCAGGCATCTTCGGGTGGTATGGTCATGTATTCGCAATTGTTACCGAAAGCCCAGTTTGACCATGTGATTGTGGATAATCTCCGTGAAGATATGGATGCCTTGATGGAAACCATTTTCCGGTTTGAACCCCCAGCAACCACCACGACCACGACCCAAGCCGATGCCAAAGGCAAAGAGAAAGACAAGGCCGCCTATATGACATCCAAAAACGAATATGCCTCGACTTGGCTCAATACTTTCAAAGAATATTCTCTGAGCGATGATATCCATTATACGGAACAGACATTCCACGATTTCTTGAAAGTCATTTTGCCGCGTACGCGAACACTGATACGTGCAATGCAACCCTATTTGAAACACAATATATCTCTTTATTCATTTGTCAAACAGTTGGATATTTTCGGGGTCTTTTTCAGAGATATTTCATATAAACAATTCAATGATATTCGGTATTTCTTGAAAGAACATATCAAAACGGTCAAAAAGGATTATTATGAACACGAACGCGAATACCGAAAATTGGCGAATCATACATCTCGCGAATCTCTGAAATTGCCCAAAATATTATCTGTTTTTTCAGAGAAAAAGGATGTGTATGATTATTTTATTAAAACTTACAAGATAGAACCCTCCCAAATCAATTCGACACTTTTCAATTCGGAAATCCTACAGGAAATTCTCTTGGCGGATTATGCTGATGTGTATGTGAATCTCCTTTCGACCATGATGATTTCTCTGATGACCCCCGATGCATTAATGGCCGTTACCCATATTGCAAAGGCGGGGAATCAACCCGATATGGCGGAAAATGAGAAGATCCGTCCGAAAGATTGTGCACGACGCTATGTTGCGAAAAAATACACGTCTATCCGGGAACTCCAGAGTGATAATCAAAAAGAGGACGTATTTTATGACGCCGAATATGACGAAATACCCTATGATATTCTACAAAAATATAGGTCGGAACAGAAGAAATTGTCACCGGAAGATTTCGTGGCTTTTTTAGAAGAATCTCTGAAATTCAAACACGAATGTCCGGCAAATATGGCGGGTGAAATGGCGCAGAATCTCATCGAGGGCAAACACCGTGTCCAAGACGGAGAATATGCCATTTTGGAACTCCGGCCGAAATTGCCCGCGAATATCGAGGAAGAACGGCTCGACAAAAAGACCCGCGATGAAATTGAACGTGAAGGGGATGTCCGTGTCAAATACCAATATTATGTTCGCCGAAAAAACAATTGGATTTTGGAACCCGACATTACCGAAGAATCCCTGTTGGACACTGCCGATTTCTTTTGTAATATGAAACAGGATTGTATGTCGAATCAGAAACGCAAGACTTGCGAAAATGTGGAGGATGCCGGTGCACGTATGCGCGAACTCGCAAAGAAAAAGAGCGTGGCCGAATTCGACCGGCGATATACGGTTTCCATCGACGAATTACAGAAAACGCTCGAAACCACCTTGATTCGCCGTGTAAAATCGGCGAACAAACGGCGAATCTTGCGCGAAATTGCGGAACAGCGATACAATAATATTGCGTTTGAAATGGGCCGGCAAATCGTGGTCGAAGATTTGGTCGTGTCTCCTCATAAAGGTCTGTTTGATTTGATCCAGGGACAAGACGATTTCGTGAAAAAACAGGTGGATATTGTCCGGTTCGTCGAACGGTTTTGCCGTGACCCAATGCCCGCCGAATTGGACGAATCCGAACGATGGAAATATTGTCTGGATACCAATACCAAATTGGTTCCAATGGTCCTGTTTGACCTCGCACGAGAATTCGTGATTGGCGGAAATTACGTGGAATTGCAACGTGAATTGGTCAAACAGTACGGCGTATTGAGTGACGACGGAGATTCGATTGTCGACCGACATAGCGGCGCCGTCATCCGCAAAATCGACTACGTCGGTGAAAATGCCCTGTTTGACACAGAAACCGAAACATTGGGCGAATTCATTGGAACTACACAGACAAATGCGGGTGTTATTCGTCCTAAAACTTCCATACGTATTTTCGAGAATGAAATGACGGAAACGATTTATAGTGTATTTTCGGCGATTGTCAAAAACCTCGATATTCCATTGACGGCCATCGCCGAAATCGAGGATTTTGTTCTCCGGATTTCGCTGGAAATTACGAAAAAACAAATCATGTCCGAGGAAAAATACACGGCCGCTGCAAAAGAGTTATTTACGAAGAAAAACAAGAAGATGCCGACATATGCAAAGTACCGCGGCGAAAATATCATTTTGATTGTGGCGGCGATTACGTTAGTGTCCATACAAGGAATGACGCCGAGTCTCCGTTCCTCCAAAACATTCCCCGGATGTTTTCAATCATTTACGGGATATCCCTTTGAGGGTGTCCAAGATATCACTGGATTGAAATACGTGGTCTGTGTTTTGAACCGGTTGAAAAGTTCGATTGCAGTTTGGGAATCCATACAGAAACTCAATGCGGATTTGTTGTTGGCACATATCCGGCCAATCGTCGATAAATATATTGTGGGACACACCGAAATACAAGACCTGTTTGACCGCAAACGCCAGTATCTCGAACTCCATCCCGAGATGTTTGTCCCCATCGAACACAGTATCAAAAAATGGACGGATTTCTTACCACCCGTGGTTCCGTTCACAATCAAATCCACTGTAAGACATCTCGCCAACGGGTTTGCCGACGAAATCAACGCGTCCATTCGAAATAGCAATCACGCCCAACGCACATTGATTGATACGGTCACTTGTAAATCCATCGCTTTTTCCTACAGTATAATTGAGATGATTAATGATATTGTTCAGAGAAAAGATACTCTTTTGAAAACGTCTGGACAAACGTCTTTTCTGGAAAATGCCTGTTGTAATGAAACGGGGGCATCGTATTATCCAATATTGTATTTTATTAAAGAGGATGCCAAAATAGCCGAATCTGTGGAAACGGTCAGAGAATATTCCAAATTGTCAAAAACATCGAAATCTCTGATTGTCCCCGATACATTTTATCATCCGCACAATACGGCCATCCGTTTCCCCGTTCTTCCAATGGAATATACGGAAGAAAATATGTATCAAACGTTCATCCATTATTTGAATTTCGACCGTGGTTTGCCCGTCCCCGATGCCTTCCGGGGTCTCTGTCCAGAATGTCCTGTAGGATACGAACCCAATACATCCCTTTTGGAAAAAATCGCGTTTCTAAAACAGAATGGTCGCACGTTTACGATAGACAGTCTCAAACAGTTGATGATTCTCGTTTCTCGGAAGAACCACGTGGAGATTGAAAAAACGAATCCAGTTCTTCCGGTTGAATTTTCCAAAGATATTTTACAAACAATCAGAGATTCACATTCCAGGATATTATCGGATGAATTTGTGGATAAAATGATGAATGTTTTAAATAAATACAAGGCGAATGTGATGAGCGACGAAGATACGCCGGAAATCGAAAGTCTCAAAAATTATTTGGCAGTGTCCAACAGTGAATTATTCGGCCGGATCATGTCGTTCATTTATAAGAATGGGAATTTGACGAATGCCAAGTATCAACGGATATACACCTTTTTGGAAAAAATACAGGAATGGTCGGCCGGGGGGTCGGGGTCGGGGTCCGGGTCCGGGTCGGGACCAGGGGCGACCACCGCGATTTCTCATAAACAAAAATTGCAATTCATCGAAAATACACTGTATGACATTATCCGCGTATTCCCCAATATTATTTTGAATGATATTGCATTTACAACCGTTCATAAACATTGGGGTCTTTCAATGACACACGAATATGATCTATCCATTATCACGAAAAGATATTACGCGCCTCTTGACACTTTCAAACAAGACACTGTTTTGAATGGCATATTGTCCAAAACATCCCATTTATTGATGGACCTATTCACATTTATAAAGAATTTCCCCGTCATTGAACCCATCCATCGCGGAGAATCGACCTTCTATGGTCTATTGGATTCCCGTGGAATGAATTATGTATATATCCACGTATTTTATTCGGCATTGGTGCAATACATAGATGCAACCCGCGATGTTCAAATGATACAAACCGATATGCAGACGAACAAAGAGAAACGTCGTGATATAAATAATACCCTGTTTGACAAAAGCGTGGAATATTCGACATCGGTCGTCAGAGATTCGGCGGGAGATATGGCGTATACCGACGACGAGTTCGAGTATGATGCGGGACTACAGGAAATCCAGATTGTAACGGGGAACCAACAGGATTTGGAACGCCGGGTTTGTTCGATGTTGGTGAAATTCGTCGAAATAGAAGAGGAGAATAAAACGTTCATAAATGTAAATTACGACGAGATTATGGCGAAATCACGACGTACAAAAGATAAAGAGAAACGGAAAATCATTGAGGATTTGGAGAAAATGACGACGGAAGAATTGAATGTGGAGAATACACTCAAGAATTTGCGTATTGGAAAATGGAATGTAGGACAACAAACCGGATTGTTTAAATACGACAAGAAAACATATGAACGCGAACGGTCCGAAATGGAGCAGGATATAATGGCCAATTTTGGTGCGTCAGAGGAATGGAATGAAGGCGGCGGGGAAGGAGGGGAGGGAATGGATGTGGAACAACTGGATGAAATGGATGAACGCGAGGGAGAAGTAGGGGAAGGTGAAGACGTCGATTTCTCCATGTTTGGCGAGGGATATACAGAAGGCGCATATTATGAAGAAGACCGCGATGATGGCGACGATTGATCTCTGAGATGAGGTTTTAGAATATAGAATATTATATATATACGATGTGAATCAAAAAAACATATATATGTATAATATATATATGTATAATATATATATGTATAATATATATATGTATAATATATATATATATATATATATTATGAAATCAAATTCTACGAAAAATACTATATATATGTTTTTTGTTTTTATACTTTCGTTTTATATACTTATATCACTATTTGAATGGATAAATCATTATTATTTGATGCATTACAATGGCTTTCTAAAAAAAACATTGGACTGGCTTAATATCAAACACGAAAATTCACATATATTACATCATAAACAAACATTTTTAGACCAAACACTTCCCAACGATAATTATATTGAAGAAGGATTGGTATTCAATTTGATAGACAATGAAGTAATTCTAATTTTCATTTTTGCATTTGTCTTTATGGGGTTATTTTGGTTCTATTTTCCCGATTTCAAAAATTCGTTTTCATTAACATGTACGTTATTTATTACATTCTTGTTTATAAGTATCTATATATGGATATGGAGTTCGATACATAGTCATTATCACAATGTTTATGTCGAATGTAATCAAAAATTGAAATTCAATGAAAACATTGTGTATAGCCCAATTCGATTTTTTGTACCGGATGAAAAATCATCCATTTATAAATATCTATATTGGTATCATACAATCCATCATTTAACAAAAGGAGAAAGTAAGGGAAATTATAATATTATATTTCCACTATTTGATTTCGTATTTTTCACCTATAAAGACACTGTTGATAATACTCTTCATTTTTCGAAAAATGAACCTACCACACCTCAAGAAATATGGTTGAATGATCATAAACAATTTCAAATACGGGTCTTAGATAATAATGTCATCGAATATAAAGATATAAATACGGAGGAATGGAAACCGTTTCCTAAAAATATTTAGTTTTAGAAAGAAATTCTTTTTTTGGTTTTTTGTTTACGTTTATATAATTTTTTATACTTTGACCATTTTTTAAACCTTCTTGAACGATATCCACCTATGTTAATTGGTGAAAAACCGTTTTTAAATGATTCTTTTGCTTGTGTAATAGTCATAGTTTCTCGTATTGCGTTTGTATATATTGGTTTTTGTATAGAACCAATTGTAGAATGTTGCGATTGTATATTTCCATTATATTCACTTAATTGAATTCTTATTAATATTCTTTCATCTTTATTTTGATTTTGAACAGGAAAAGAATATAATGGACGAGAATGTTGATATTTTTGATTAATACATATATAATCATGTTGAGAAGATACTGTGCTATATGAATGACCATTAATATTTATTGCAGTAGATATACAACTATCTGTATATATTAATGAAGTATATTGACTGTTGACTGATTCTATTTGGTCTGGTTTAATAAACAGAATATTAAAACTATCTACGTGCCAACTATAAAAATCATTTGACTCAGGTCCAGTTGGAGTATCTATCCCAACAATATATGTTATTCCATCTTTGATTAAACCTAAATTATCATAAAATATATAAACGTCTTTTACAATTTGTTGTATTCGTTTATCATTATAATCATCAATAATATCAGCATTTACATGAGTAAAATTAGTATATTCAATTGTTGTATCATTTACACTATTCAATAATAAAAAGTATTGGAAATTACTCACTTGTAAATGTAGTGCGTTTGGTACAGTGATATTATATAAAGTTACAGGTTCTCTAAATATAGAAGAATAAAAAAGTTTTCCATTTGTAAACACCATATTATTATCATCATCGACTATTACATAATTATATGGTACAGAACTACTATTCCAATCCGTATCTCTACATCCAGTCCTACCAGGTATTCCTTTACGACTGGTTTGACTGGGGGCTCTTGTTTTTTTTGATATTGATATTGATGATGATGATAATGGTAATTCGTTTTTTGATTCTTTACCCATATAATATATATATATTTTATTAAATTTAGAATATATAAATATTTTTGTGTATACAATCTTCCAAACCAAATATATATGACATACTCCCCCAAGAAACGCCAATGTTATCTTGGATAGAATTTGTAAAAAAATACACATTACAAAATAATAACCTGTATGACACTGCCCTCGAAATGACTGAATGTGTAGAAGCATATAATAAATACAAAGAGGAATTACGCGAGAAACATCGCGCGCGTATTCAGGCAATGCAACAGAAAGTTCAGACAAATATAGATGCGGTTCGTAAAGAACGACATCGCGCACGTATTCAGGCAATGCAAACAAAAGTTGAAGAATTGGTCCAACAAAACAAACCGACCCAACAGACTCAACAGAATAATCTTATAGAATGTCCTACAGGGATTTCTATCCCAAACGAGGAAATAACCTGTAGGACACCTACTCCTCCTATTATAGCCGCCGCCTCTATCGCCACCACTCCCGTCCCCCCTCCCACTCCCGCCCCCGCTGCCAACCGGATATTAGCATTTCGACGTCATCGTCAACCGAATACAATGGTTTTTACATAAATACATAAATACATAAAAATATAAACATATATAATATAATATGTGTTTATTCGACGGATGTTTTGAAAACGAAGAAGATAGGTCAGATAGCATGGATGATTATGAAAAAAAAGAACGATTAGAAATGATTCGCATATATAAAGAATTCAAAGCAAGGGAAGAAAGAGAAAAGGCAAACCAAGAAAAAGAAAGACAAGAAAGTATCCGTTCATTTCAAATTGTTTATACCAAAAGATAAATGGTTTGATTTATCAATGAATTTTCTTGTATATATCTATATATTTATCTATTATATAGATATATTAAAAATATGTTTGACATTTATTATTCGGATTTTTTCAAAGAATATTGGTTGTATATTTTCGGTTATTTCGTCATAAATGTCATATTACTACTCTTTCAAAATATATTGGCCCCCCGTAATTATTCCAAAATATCCATCAATTTATCTTCCACGAATTTTAGTTCCATATTTCGCGTTATTGTCATTTTATGGATAGTCATTCTAATATGTGGTTATTCAAAATCCAAAATCGAAGAAATCCTCTTGCCCAAATATGCGCAAATGATACGCAATAAAATAGTGACGAATACTTTTGAGAAATACAAAAACAATATTATCGACATCAAAATCGGGGATTATTTGGAACGTATTAGTCGTGTTTCTGGATATTTGATTGATTCGCTCAGTTCGTGTTTTAGCACCATTTTCCCCTCTTTGATTGGAATGACACTTATTATTCTTTATATTTCATCCATTTATTTATATGTAGGACTATTGCTTTTATTGAGTGTCATCATATGTATTATGGTTTGTGTATGGTTGACGCCCAGTATTATAAGTGTGAGCAATTCGCGAAACGAATTTTATTATCAAAATATTGATAAATTAAACAACAAGTTCAATAATTTGATTAATATTTATTTGAATAATAGCGAAAAAGAAGAAGTTGCCGATTATTTGAATGACCAAGAAACCTATACGAATATTTATAAACGCGAAATTTCAATCACCAATAATATGATTAATCTTATGCAATTGGTTTTAACGGTTTTCTTTTTGATTATTATTTATTTGTCATACACCCATTACAAAGAAATGAAAATATCAAAAGAACAATTTGTGACCATCATTTTTATTATGACGTATTTTATGCTGATGATGCGCAATTTGATTTCACATATTCCCTTTTTGATTCTACGTATGGGAGTGGCGAGAAATTCCGAAAAGTATTTCCGAAATATATTGACATTTGAACATCCCAAAAAAGATGTCAAATCGGCTTTTATAATCAAACAGGGTATCGTATTCAAAAACGTATCCTTCCATTATCCGACCGATGATAAAACGCCCCCGAAATATATTTTCAGAGATTTCTCGTTAACGGTCAAACCCGGTGAAAAAATCGCCATATTGGGCGGTTCCGGGTCTGGCAAATCGACCATGGCGAAATTATTATTGAATCTGTATTCATATGAAGGAGATATCCTGTTTGACGATGTAAATACCCGCGATATTGATAATAATATATTGCGGTCGATGGTCATATATATCAATCAGAGAACACAAATGTTTGACACATCGGTTTTGGAAAATATCAAATACGGGAATACGGGTGTTTCGGATGAAGATGTCAATGCGGTCATACAGAAATATCATTTGGAAACCATTTATAAGGGACTTAAAAATGGGATTCATTCGGAGTGTGGATTAAATGGTAATCATTTGTCTCTGGGAATGCAGAAAGTGACTATTTTATTGAGAGGTTATTTCAAGATGGCAGGTTCACAAATTGTCCTGTTTGACGAACCACTTGCCGGTTTAGACGCCGAAACACGGAAGAAAATCATGAAGATGATTTCTGATATTGATAAATCCAAAACGGTTATCATAATTACGCACGACAAGGAGATATTATCAATTACGAATCGAAGTGTCGATTTGAAACCGATGAAATAATCCTGTAGGACAATGGGGGGTGTGGGGGTGTGGGGGTGTTGGGTCCTACAGGGTATTTATCGCGTTCGGCGGTTATTTTTACTTTTTTTGGAGTGGTGTTTTCGGGTCTTGCTTCGACGTTTACCGCCTTTGGATGTGTCTTGAAGTTTAAATGTGGCAAATACAAGTTCGTGATCACTTCTTGTACTGGGTTTATTTTTATTATCTTTATTATCGTCTTTAATTTGTTCATCATTATCTTCAAACATTTTATTTTCTATAAACATTTTAATATCACTATCCGGTACCGGTATTTCACCAAATACTTTATCACCCTTGAATCTATAATTTTCAACTTTTGATTGAATATCTGGCATTGACATTTTCATTTTTTCTTTATCGAGATTGTTTCCTGTTTTTGGTATTTGACAATATTTATTTTTATTATCTTCATCACTACCACCCATTATACTCTTATCCATATAATTTATTTTTTGGTCGGGTTCTTCTGAATAAAAATCACCCTCTTCTTCTTTAAACTCTTTTATTTCTCTATAATATGTATCACTACAAGCACTATCCCAATTATGACAACACGATTTTGGAGATTCTCCATTATATCTTAATGTTTTCCCAAATATAGTAAATTCTTTTATTGCATCATACCTATCATTTAGATCCCCCATAATAAATATACGGAAATCTTTTTCATTAATTATTTTATCATCTAATTTTGTAGACCTACAAAATGTTTCTACACTTGTTTCCAAAAATTTTTTATTCATTCTAATGATTGATTCATTAAATTTTTCTCTATCACCTCCTTGATATGGGTCTCCATCTTTTGGAACTTGACCACCATGTATATTTACAAATACATATTTTTGTTTGGTAATAACAATCAATAATGGTCTACCTTCTTGACACCAATTATCAATTATTCGAATTGCTAATGGTTCTCCAAACGCTTTGTCATAAATAATACTTAATGCAGGTTTCCAGTCAGGATTTATATTGATTTCTCTACAAATGTGATAATTTCTGTCGGAAACTTGTGAATATTTTATCATTTTAGTAACTGCATTACTTCCAGTATCACCTTCCAAAGTTAAATTCATTTCTTGTAAACCAATTACAAATGGTTTGTCACAAATTCTTTGTATGAAATTAAACAAAAATTCATTTGCATTTATCCAAAATTGTCGTCGTATACGATTTTTTTCAATTTTTTTGTCTTCTTTTTCAAATTCTTTTTCTTCTTTTTCTTTTCTTTTTGTTTCTTCTATTTCTAAATCACGTATTCTTTGTTCATTTTCATAGATTTTTTTTTTTTTTTCATTTTTTTTGTTTTAGGATTTAT